GACTCCTGCCATAATATTTTTTTTATAAAATTTTATTATTTTTTATAAATACTATAAAAATTGAAAAAATTCGTTAACCCATCTTTTTATCTGCAATTTCTGCCCTTCTTATTTGATCTTTAAAAAACTTTGCTTTATCTTGATCCCAATCATCAGCTTGTTTTCCTGTAAATTTAGTGTATAAATCACCTAAATTACCAATGACTTTATCATCCCCTACTCTTTTTCTTGCTTTACTATTAAATGGTAAAGCATAATATCTTCCATCGTCTCTTTTTAAGACATCATAATTTTTTGGTGATCTTTTTTCATAACTATCAATCAAATCATATAATGCCACAACATTTTTTATTAATGTTGCTTTTTGATCAGATGCATCAACATTCCATTTTTGTGTTTGTGCATCAAAAGCAGATAATTTTTGTTGTATTTCATCAGGTAAGTCTACTGAATCAGTACCACCAACACTTTGTGTTCCAACATCCGAAGGTGGTTGCACTGCAACTACAACGTCTAATTGTTTATCATTTGGATTATATAATGGGCGAAGATTTTTACCTTCTGGTGGAAAATTTTTCCCCGTTAAAAATGCAGAGGTGATTCCTTTTAGTTTAAATAATCTCCATCCGGGTTGACGACTACGACCATACTCATTGTTATCAAAATATTCATGATTTCTTCTTGGTGGATGGTGCGCCCATCTACCAACATCATTATATGAATCAGAAGCACCTGCTTGTTCCCATGCACGTACCGCTAAATCACCAGAACCTTTTTTGGTTTTAATAAAACCCATTGCATATGGTTCAATTGTTCGATACCCTCTGTTTATGGTATCATCACCTGCATAAAATATTTTTAAAATTTCACGATTATTTATAGCATCGGCAATATCTCCCCTACTCGCATTCTCTTTAAGAAGCGTTCGGAAATTCTTAATATTGTCAAATATAACTTCGTGTTCTAAAAGCATTATGCATTGTTGATGTTGTATGGGTTATTTAAACTATACTTGTTTTTTGCTTTAGCTTCATTTCTTTTCTGAATATCAGTTCTGCTACCAATTGAATCAGTTTCACCCTTTCCTTTTTCATCACCATCAGACTTTGCATTTTCATGTCCAATGTTGTAAGTATCACCTTCTTGATATTCATTTCTTGCTATTTCTCTTTCACGAAATTCTTCACTTATTCTTGATAAGTTACTTGACGTATCGTTTTGATCTTGTTTTAAAGGCATTTTATTCTCTTTTTATATAAAGTTATTTATTATAAATACTTATTCATATTCTTTAATTGCAATATTTATGTAATCCATTAGATTTGGCACTGTGTCAAGAAATTTTATTTCATTATAACCAAACCAACCATAACCTTGATTTTCAAAATCTAATTTAATATTGAATGGATCACCATCATATTTACCAATAAAAAGATGTTCAACTGAATCAGGGTTTCGTTGCATTACAGCTTTTTCAAGAAGATTATCTATAACCAATCCTGTTTCTTCTTTAATCTCTCTTTTACAACCAGCAATTGGTTCTTCACCTTCTTCTACACCACCACCAACTAATGCCCATTTGTTAGGCATCCATTGATCAGGATATGTTGATCTTTTTAATAGAAGAATTCTTTTTTCTTCATTAAAGATAATTGCCAACGCATTTTTTGTTAATTCTGGTTTTTCTTCAACTTCTTTTTCTTCGGCTTCACCTAATTTTGTTGGTTTTAAACCAAGTTTCATGTTTGGATGAATCTGTGAGGTCGCATCTTTTGATGTTTTAGCACCATGTCTATCTGCTTCTAATGTATGCTCAATAAAGTTGCGCATATTATTTCCACCAGATAATTCATATTCTTGGATGGAATCAGAAGTTTGGTCAAAATGATCAAAAAAGTTTTTTATTCTTTTCATCATTTGATACGTAGCATACCCATTATTGACCAAAAACTTTGCTCTCTTAACACCCTCACCACTTAAATCATTTGAACTCATTAACTTTGCTTTAAGTTCTTTGATTATAGGTAGAGGAATGGGATATTTTTTATCATATAATTCAGAATTCATTACTTCTTTTTCTTTACTTCAAGTAAGTTCATTAATTTATCTAACTCATTCTTTGGTAGTTGAGAAAGAAGATCGGCAACTTTATCTAATTTATTTGCACTTAATTCTTTCTTATCTTTTTTTACAATATCGTTTGATTTCTTTTTCTTAGTTAGTTTATCTTCAACAACCTTTGCTTCGTTAATATCTTTTTTCATATGAGGTTCTAATATTTTTAATATATCAGATGCCCATTCGTAATCATGTTCTCTACTACCTTCTGGTTGTGATTCAAAATCAACTCTTTGATGAAGTTTCCAATCTGTTTCTAATTTATCGGGATTTTCATGATAAAAATCTAATGTTTCAAGATACTTCTCATACATCTTTCTTGCTAACTTATTTTCAACATTTTTATTATCTTCTTCTGATTCGTAAAAATAAAATCCGAATCGACCTAAAAAGTCGTTTTTATAGTTTTGATGTGCTATTCTTGCATTTTTGTCAGTAGTTCCACCAGCTTCGGTTTCTTTGTTAGCACCAGTGGTTGGTTCATCACTTCCACCAACAAGATTGTTATTAGAATCAATAACTTCTTCTATCTCTGATTTTTTAAATTTCTTTTCCATAGAATACTTTTTTTATAAATACTATAAAAAAAAGGGATTTTTAAAAATCCCCTTCATCTATGTCAAAATATTCTGCTGGTATACTTTCATTTCCACCAGATGCCTCTGCAAGCATTTCATCAAATGCTGATTTTGATTCTGGTATTTCTTTAAAAACAAAATCCATATCCCATTCCCAAGGTAAGTTAAACTTTTTCTTAAAATCTTTAAATACTTCTATTTTTAGGTCTTTCACGTCTTGAACACGTGCTTGGAATTCTTCTACCTTTGCATCACCCTCAACACGTAATTTTTCAATCTTCTCCATTTCTTCTATTTCAAGTCGCTCCATTTCTTCCTCTGTTGGAGAAGCAGGAATTTCCATTTCTTCTCGAAGAATTTCGATAAACTCACCATTATTATAACCTAAATTGTATGTATCAAAGTTTTTCAATAAAACATAATCACCTTTATTTATTTCATCATTTACTGATTTAACTGGTTTCTTACCAGCTTTAACCATTTGATCTGAAACCCACTTAACTTTGAATTCATAAATTTCAGGATATAGTTTATGTTGTTCAGAAACAGTATAACCATCCCAAATACGACTTGGGTCATATCCAGTTCTATTCCAAAATTCAACTTCTTTCTCTTCCAAACACATTGAACTTTCCAAATCATCTGCATCGAAATTCTTCAATTCAAGTTGTTCTTTGGTGAACATATTTTTAGCTAATGTTCTTTCTGAATATGATTTACCAGCAGCATCTTTTTTCTTTTCTTGTTTTACTACTACTAAAATATCTTCTCGAACCTCTTCATCAAAACCATCAAGAAGAACCTTAACACGTGTATTAAATGCATCAAGATATTTTTCAATATTATATTCACCTGTCATATCAGGATTTTCTTCTAAGTCTTTTGCATTGATTAATTTACAGTTAAGATTCATTTCACCAGTTTTTGGGTCTTTCTTAACATCACCATGCGATTTACGTTCACCAGTATTCACATAATATATCATTGAATCCAATTCTGGTTCAGGTGGCATCCAAACATCAACTAAATTTAAAATTTCAACATCAGTAAATGTGTCTTTTGCTTTATCTGAATGAAACTTACCTGCCTCTAACAATTCATCATACTTTTCTTCAAAAAGTTCTCTTGCAATCTTGGCACGTTCAGCCACAATCAATTCCATATGTGCTTGAGACGCTTTAGGTTTACCATTCTTATCCGTACCACGATTCAAATAGTCTTTTATGCTATTCTTATACTTTGATTTTGATGCTATCTTTTTCAATGGTATTTGTTTGTAATAAATTTTTTCAGCATAATCCTGATAATAATCTACAAACTCTTTACCTTTACCATGAAGAATCATTTCAAGACCAACATCAATGAAATCTTCAATAAATTCTGGCATTGTTTTACTCTTGATAGTATTACCAGTGAGTTTTACTTTCAATTTAGTTTCACCAGTTTCTTTATCTTTCTTTTCTTGCAACAATGCGTAATTAATTCTTGACAAATTAAGACAAGATACAAACTCACCATCATTATCAACTGACATATATGGTGGTGGCATTTCTTCTTCATTGAATTTTTTTATCAACGCTGCAACCCCAACTTCGCCTTTATATTGCCACGCTTCTTCATTGCGCATTAAACCTCGTTTTAAATCAACACCATCATCCCTTACCTGCCAACTGGTAAGATCAGGAATTGCAAAGTTAACACCATCAGTTACTGCTAATAATGGAACACATCCAAACTTATTGAACCAATCCATAACTTGACGTAAATAAACCCTACCACTACAAGTAATTCTTGCAGCGCAAGTATTATCAGACCAATTGAACGCATATCCTGAACCAAGTGCACCAAACAATGAGTTATTCAAAATCTTAATAGGTAATTGCTTAACCTTGTACAAGTTACGTTGTTCTTTGGTAAATCCAGTTCCATCAACTAAGATCATATAACTTTCTTCATCAATATGTCTAAGTAACATTACTTCATCATCAGCCAAATCACTGCCATTAGCCAATTTCTTATAGATGTTACGAGTGGTTGTCATATACGTAAGCATCTTTTGGATTACACCAGTGATATCAAATAATGGGAATACACCCCAAGTAAGTTGTATCATTGGATAAAGTGATGCAAAGTCAATCTTCACCAATCTTTTTGTATAACCTTTCTTATAACAACGTGCAAGACCACCTGAAAAACGTTCAACTGCATCTGGTTCTGGTATTGCCAAATCATTTTCATAACTCCATGCTGTCATTAAAAGATTCCAGACGGCAGCATTACCCATTGTTGCTGCACGACCATAACTTGTTGGTACGATCTTAGCTAACAAAAATGATGATTGATTGTAAAGATTATCAACTTGTTCAGTTTCCCAAAGGTCATCTAAAAGATATTGACGTAAGATTTTCTTACCAGTGATAAATTTAACATTACCCTTTATAGATGAATAATCATGAAATAATTCACTACTATTTTCTCTAAACCATTTTACAAAATCTTTATCTTCATTTAGAAATGCTTTTTTAAATGCTTTATATTTGTTTTCAGGTAAAGTATCTTTCTTTAATTGAAGTACCAATAAATTCTTTGCAATATCTTGAAACTGATCTGGTATTTGAATATAGCGATTGTTTTCAGGGTTGATGATATGAATTTTATTATCATGCCACATTTTACCAATACCACCATCTTCACCATCAATATACATTCGGTTTTCCTTTGCTATTTCTTCATATTTACAAACATATTTTAACTTGTTGTTTTTCAAGTCACTATTGATTGCTGCTGTTCTTTTTACAGCATGAAGAATATCAAGAACAGTAAAACCCCACATGATAGTTTTCATGTAATCTTCTGTTTGATTACCAAACTTAACAGTAGCAGGTTTTCTTTTTAATTTTTCAACCGCACTTAAAGAGGTATTAAGTGAATCAATATTCATCCCCAATAATTTTGCTCGACCTAAAATAAAATCAAAGTCAAACATTTCAGAGTTATAACCCATGATAACGGCAGGTTTAACATAACTAAGAGTGTTGAAAAAATCTTGGATAAGTCTAATTTCAGAATCATTGTCATTCTCTTTATCAACTTCAAGAATTGTTTCAAAACCACGATTGTCACGCACACCAATAGAGAATATACGAGAAATTTCATATCTTAAACCAGTGGTTTCAATATCAAATGTTAGTTTATGTAAATCTTTATATTCTTCAATTCCTTTGAATAGACGTGCACCAGTAGAAATAAAGAATTGATCTTCCAGACGTGGTGTGTAAAATAAATGACGATTGGTAAATTTAACTCTACCTCTATTATCTTTAATTATTTTATTATTTAAATCTCTTTTCTTTGCAAATGGGTCTAAACCACCTTCTTTGAAAAATTCAAGCAACATATTATATGATTTATGGCTTGTAACTTTAATAGGAAAACCTTGCACTAATCTTGGTTGTCCACCAGTTTTCATTTCTTTAAAGGTAATACCATATTGAATCATTTTTGATTCCAATAGTTGCTTATCACCATTATAAAGAGCATAACCCATGTCTTTTAATTTTTTAGTATAAAGAAATGGGGTGTATCTATGTTGTTCAACTCTTGGAGTGGCATTTGGTTCATGAATTACACATGCAGCCGTATCTGTAAATGGGTTAACTTCTACATTTACTATGTATTTTAAATCCTCATTTTTACCTTCTAAAAATGATTGAATTTCACTAATGACTTGTTCTTTTGTTTGTTTACTCATACATTTTTATATTTCTTCTTTTTTTTCAGTTTGCAGGATTTTGTGTCAAAGGTATAAATAAATTTTGTATTTTCAAAGATATTTCTCTCTAAAACTTTTTTTGTGTTCATTGGAAATTCCCCGATAAACCAAAGAGCACATAAAATATTGTCAGGTAATATTGTAATTTTTTCACCAGTTTTATCGTAACGTAAATCATATGAAAAATGTGTTAAATCATTTCTATTCATTAACTTGGTAGATAAAAAATCTATACATTCATTATCAATCATATCAATTGCATCATTATTTTTCAAATTTAAAAAACTATATTTTGCATATATATCACCTAAACTTTCATAATAATTAGTTGCGAACCACACTGCTTCCATATTTTTCTTTTATTTTTGCTATGACCTCACCAATAACTGATTCAGACACATTTGATTTGTAATCTTCATTATCGATTACTTTATTAATTTCTCTTCTTTTCCCTTCTATTGCCCAAAAAACATATTCATCTACTGTACCAGAAAAAAGCACCGCATATGCATTAACAACATCTTTTTGCCCTATACGATGTAATCTATCCATCGCTTGATCGAGTTCACCAACTGAATATGGTAGAGATATAATGAATATTTTACTTGCAGCAGTAAGAGTTAAACCATAATTACAAGTTTGAATTGAACCTAAAAATATTTTTGTTTTACCATTAGGGTTTTGAAAATCTTTCACTATTGCAGCACGATCTTCTACTGACACATCACCAGTATGAAGACCAGCAATGTCTTTATAATGTGCTTTTAATTCATTTAATGAATCTTTAAAGTAATCCATTATAACCACCTTTTCACCTTCATCCAATATTCTATCAATGAATTCTTTAAGAATGTGTGCTTTTAATGATGCAGTAAATTGTCTTAATCTAAGAATTTTTGTTAATGGATTTTCAATTTCTTCATTTATAAATTCATTTGCAATACCTTCTTCAATATCATTATAAATAGATTGATTCTTACTGTCCATTTCAACCATAATCTTTTGAAATATCTTATCTGGAAGATCAGTGAGAACCTCTTTCTTTTTCTTACGGTGAGTAAATGGTTCAATTTTATGATATAAACTTTCCAAATCTTCCATTGAAGGATTCTTTGACCACCCACCAAATGCGTCTGGATCATATTCCATACCAAGATAGTTCTTATAAAAGAAAGTTTTATTTGGGAAATCTAATGGTGATATTTGATTAAGCACAGTATAGAGTTCTTGTGATCGGTTGGGTGCAGGAGTACCTGTCATAAATATTTTCGATACCTTATTATTTTTAAAGATTTTATTTTTAAAAATTCTTTTAAAATTTTTATATGTATTAGATTTTGTATTTTTTAAACGGTGAGATTCATCACAAATTAAACAATCAATTTCTTTAATCCCCAACTCTTTGAACTTCTTATTCATCTTCTTTGAATCACTTGGATTGAAGTATTCATAGTTTACAATGACATATTTAGATTCTTCTATTGAATAACGATTCTTATTCCAGTTAATTATATGTGCTTTTGAACCTTTGGTAAACTTTTCAACTTCATCATAATAGTTGAACTTCAATGAGTTAGGTGTTATTACAAAAACCTTTTCAAAATTATTCATTTCAACATATGAAATACTCGCAAGAGTATTGTGTGTTACAACGCAATTATCTGTTAAATACAAATGATCTTCTGCTTCAACTAAAATACACTGCGCTTCCTTTTTACCAATATAACTTATTTCTTTGATTGCTCTATTTGGTAGATATTTTGTTGGTGGTACAAAACTATCTATTTTACGTTGTAATTTAAATGGAATGAATTGGGGTGGTAATTTAATTGTTATTCTGTAATATTTTCTTTTTTCACCTTTATACGTCAGCCATTTATCTTTAATTCTACCAATACCACCTAAACTTTGAACAATAAATTGAACATCATAAATTAATTTCTTAGATGCTAATGTTAATTCGACAATACTATCTTTTCTTGAATGACCATCCGTATCTAAAATACCTCTTAATAATTCAAGTCTTTGTTCAAGAGAACCTAATTTATAATCATTTGGTATAAATTTAGTGTGTGAATTACAACCCTGTAAATTATATTGTTTTAATCCTTGATTTATATAATTATTTCTTCCATCAGAAGTTAAATAATAATCTTTATTACTCTTTGATTGTAATTTTAATTTGTGGTTTTTTGGTAACAAACGTGTAACATTTGTTTTTATTTCTTCATCAATTGTAGTAAACGATATTGAATTTTTAACTGTTAAGCCACCATCACCTAACAAACACCCTAATATATATGGATTAATTTTTAAATCTTTCTTTTTAAATTCAATTGGTTTTACAATAGGAATATAATGTTTATTATTACCATTTTTATATTGTAAACCATCGTTCATTATTTCACGAAGAGTTTTTGTTTGATAAGGATTATTTCTTTTATTTCTTGTTGCAGTGTTTACATTCCATAAATGTTCATCACATGATTGTGCAGTAGTACCATCATTAAATTTTAATTCATAAATATCTTTTTCTCCTTGTGGAAAAACACCCAATACTTTTGTTGGTTTACCATTACTACCTATAACATAATCACCTATTTTTATATCACCCATTCTAACCCAACCATTAGGTGTAAGTAATTGAGAATCAATAGGATTGGCTTTCCCTAACCCCATATCGTGAGAAAGTAATGCATTACGCACCTTGTCAATAAACATAGTTGCAGTAACTTGGTGGGGATAAAGATTTATACCTTCTTTTAGTTCACGATGTACAACTTCTTGATATTTTTCATATTCTTCATCAAGAGTTTCTTTAAATTTTAACCAAACTTTTTTACTTTCTTCAAGTTGAATTAATAATCTTGCCTTTTCTTTTTCATCAGCATCAATTTTTTAGCAAGAGATTCCATTTTTACTTTGGTAACCGTGAATTCAGACTCGGCTTTGAGAAACGTCTTTACGG